TGCCGCTAGGGCGGTGTGAACGTGGGAGGCCAGACGATCGCTACCGGTTGGGCCGTCGCGGAGAGTCAAAGCCAGCAGAGCCAAACACCCGCGCGCCGAAGTGCGCGCGGGCACTACCAACGATCCGACTGATCCTACCAACGATCCTACAGACCGAATCCTCATTGGGGCGGCCCGGCCGTGGCTTGGACCGCCTGCCGAGCCCGCGCGCCGGCTAAGAGTTGCGCCAACGCGGAGTTCCCCGTGGTGGGGGCGGCCGACAAATCTTTCGCGGCGCCCGCCAGTTTGGGGATATTCTCGGCCTGCTGCTGCTGCTGCTGCGCCTGGGCGCGCGCTTGCCGGATGGCCGCGATCGCGTCCGGGCTCCGCACCATCTTCGGCGGGACGCCGGTCGCGTCCGCGTAGAGTTGCACCGCCTCCGTGTCGTCGATCGTGTCCAGGATGGACGGGTCTTCCGTCGCAATCTGCATCAGGAACCCCACGAACCGCTCAATCGAGGCGATGCCGGCCGCTTTCTGCGCCTGCGCCAGGATCGAGATGTACTCAATGTTGAGCGAGACGTTCGCCAGTTCGGGCGGGGGCACGGGCAGTAAGCCCTTCCGGTTCATGATGCTAAACGCGCGGTCGATCAGACTATCCAGTACGTCGGCATTGAACTGCCACGTCATCGGCCCCAGCCGGAGGAGCTTTTCCTCTTTGAGTTCGATGACTTCTGTGGCCGTCTTCTTCGCGTCCACGTTGTCCGTGAACAGCGAGAACACGTCCGCCAGAAACACGTCGCGAATCCGCTGCCGGACCTGCTGCTGCTTTTCCTCGAGCGCCTGAATGCCGCGAGCGAAATCGAACTGGTAGATCGGCCGCAACCCCAGCTGCTCCGAGCGCACGTCGTCATACGTGACATCGCCCGGCAGCACGGACACCTTGACGTTCCTGAGCGACGCGGGGCCGGTAAGCGGCGGGTTGATCGACTTCTCGATGCCCTGCGCCGAACGCTTCTCGCCCATTTGGAGCTGTTTGATGTCGCCCAGCGCCTTCATGCCGGGGCAATTCGTCGCGTAGACGTCTTCCGAGTTGACCTCCCAGCGACCGACCAAGACCGGGAATTCATCGAACCCCCCGACGTCGAGCGTGCCCGTCGTGTTGGACGCCAGCGGGGTGTTGGGCGCGGAGAGTTCGTAGTACACGTCTTGGAACCGCTTATACCGTGCCTCAATCTTCTGGCCATCGTAGGACAAGTTTTCCTGGACCACATGACAGAGTGGAATCCACGCGATCCGGTTCCCGCGCTGCCAGAGGTTCCGAACGGTGGCGGACACCGTGGAGTTGGCGAAATCGGGCTGGCCCGTCGTCGCGTTGAGGTTCCCCCACTGCTCGACCACTTGCTGGACGGTCCACTGGAAGGTCCGCACGAACGTCCGCACTTGGTTCTTCTTATCGTTGGCGATCGCGTACGTGCCGATCGGGAAGTCGTAGAACCGAAAGACGGTCGCGTCGTCCTCCATCATCATCATCGCGCCCGTCCCGAACGCGGCCATGTCTTGGTAGAGCGTCGGGAGTTTGTTGTACAGATTCGACTTTAAGAACGCCGTCCGGAGCCGGAGTTCGGCCTCGTGCAAATACTCCTGCACAGCCTTGTTCTCGTCGAGTTCGGGGAACCCCGTCTGTAGCCGGAACCACGGTTGGGCGGGGTTGGTCATCGTCGCCATCAGGCCGGCCACGAGAATGCCGACCGACTCCGTGGCGGTCGAGTCAATGATATTCTGATTCCGGCGGTCGCCCTTGTTGACGTCCGTGATCGTGAAGCGGGGACGGCGGGGGAGAATGTAGGCGCCCAGTTCCCGCCAGTGTGACAAGAACGTGCCCCGCTCCAACTCCATCGTGCCGCGGAGTATCTCGCAGCGCATCCGGAGGGCGATCTGGCCCGACAACTGCGAGCCACCGCCGGCGATGACCACATTACTGAGTTCCGGGAGCAGGGATGTTGCCATCAGCGCGTATCCCGTCGCACCGCGTCGAACGTGCCGAGCCAACACCCGAGCAAGAGCGCGGGGATCATCCGCCATTCAGCCACATAGAGAATTGTGCCAACGGCGGCGGACCATGAAATCGCAGTGTGGTACGTCGCGGCGGCCACAGCGTGTCCCTCAGCGGCGCGGCGCGTGAACAGCACGCGCAATTCGGCGGCGATCACGCCAACCGCGAACACGACGAGGGCTTTCCAGTACCACTCCATCACAATCCCAACAGCGTCCGCCGCTGCGTCGGCGCGAGTTCCGTCACGCCGCGCGGGCCGGTCACGATAGAATCGCTGCGCCCGGAGGCGCCTAACGTGCGTCGCCGTTGCGCCGCGGCGGCTTGGGCGGCGAAACTTCCCGCGCTCGCCTGCTGGTCACGCATCGACGGGGCGGACGGGGGCTGACTCGCGCGGGCTACGTCGGCGGTCGCCTTCGCGGTCGCCTTCAGGTCCTGTGTCGCTTGGTACTCGGAGATCTTCGTGCCCGCCGTGCCCCCGATATTCCCGAGCGTCGGGAACTTCCGGGGCGCCCCCGTCGTGGGCGTCGATTGCGCCCGGCCGATCGTCTCCACCCCGAGACTGACCAGCGCGGCCGTCGCGGCCATCTACCGCACCCGCCATGATCGTGTCCAGCCGTTTGGCGTAGACCAGATCAATGAGCGTGTAACCCTGTCGCTCAAGGATGGGGGCGAAATTGAGGGCGCGGGTGGCCTTGGTGCGGTGGTAGACGGCTTGCACCCCTTCGGCCCGGAGTTGGTCATCGCACCAGCGAATGAAGCGCCGGCCGACGTGTCCACGGCATTCCGGGCTGAGATAGAGCACGTCCGCAGCCGCTTGCACGCTCGTCGTGTAGTGCGGGTTGGGCTTGACGAAGAACACCGCGTAGCCAACGAGTCGGCCTTGCCCCCGGATACTATAGAAGCGGAGCACGCCGCTCGAGACCGCGGCGTCATAGAACGCGAAGTCAGGCGCGAGCGGAATGTCGGCGAAGTGGGCAACTTCTTTCCAGTGCGCGATGAGGAGCGGCGCGGCTTCGCCCCAGACGTCCGGGGTCAAGACTTCGAGCGCGAAGTCGCAGATCACGCAGAATACTACAGGTCCGGTCTTGCATAACGCAAGACGCAAATCGCCAGAGCGCCGACGTGCAGAAACGCCACGGCGCGAGGTGTGACCTCCGTTCTCCTTACGGCCGATCTTCCATTGGGTCCCACTCGCTCAGCGCGCGACCGCGGACGTTCGGGATGCCGGGAATATCGGGCTCGCGCTTGACGACGGGATGCGCGAAGGAGAGTGCCAGGCAGTCGCCGTAGTTCGGGCTTTGGAGCCCGCGCTTCTTCATATCGTCTTTCGATTCCAACTGGATCTTCCCGTCCAGTCGAGGGACGGTCTCCGGCCCGAGCAAATCTTCCCGCAGCTGCTGGTTGGGCGGGATCGCGGCGCCTTCCTTTAACCACTGCTTCACCGACCCCCACATTTCGGCCCGTTTGTTCAGGTAGCCATTGTCCATCGGCTTCTCGCTAAACCAGACCAAGGTCCACGTCCGGCCCATCGTCCGGCCGGCGGACACGATCCCGGTCCCGTAGCCGCCGTCGATGAACACCGCGTCGCAGTGGTAGCGGTCTTCGTATTCGGCCAGTTTGTTGGCGACCCAGACATCGTTGTCGTTCTTCGGCATCGTGAACAGAATGAAGAACGCCAGCCCTTGGCGGAGCCCGATCACGAGCATGTCGTCGCCCTCCCACGCGGGGTCGCACACGAGAATCTTGGGCGCGAAGCCGTATTGGTCGGCCCGGAGGTGCTTCCCGAACGCCCGGTCCACGTCCTCTTCGGAAATGAGCGATTTCAAGGACGCCGCCGGGAACATGCCGCGGACGCGCACTTTGACGAAATCGGAGTCTTCCCCGTAGTCCGCCACCCACGACTCGAAGAGGCTGAGGTTGGTGCCCTCCACGGTCCGACTGTCGATGTTCTCTTGGTGCCAGCGGTGGCGGTAGCGGCGGAAACATTCCCGGAACCGGCCCGTCGCGCGAGTGCCGTTCCCAAAGACGGCCCAGAGGATCTCCGTGCCTTCGTCCGTGAGCGCCCCTTCGGCCACTTCCCACACTTTGTCGGCGATCTTCGATGCTTCGTCAAACAAGAGGACGATCCGGCGGTGGAGATTGTGAAGCCCGGCGAACGCTTCGGTGTTGTGCTCGGACCACGGGATCGCATCCGCCCGCCACGTCTTTTCGTGGTCCGGGTCCACCGAGTAGAGCGCAGTCGCGGTGAACGTGAACCAGTGGCGCGTAATCGACAGATGGTGCCACTTGGCGAGCTCGGGCCACGTTTTGGTCTGGAGCTGCTTCTCGGTGTTGGCCGTAACCACGACCTTCGCGTCGTCGAACGTGTCCAGCGCCCACTTAACGAGCCACGCCACCAACGCCGATTTTCCAATGCCGTGGCCCGA